TAGTTAGCAGCAGTTGTGCCGCCGCCAGTGGCGTCGTTAAGCAGACCAGGGTTAGCATCAGTTGTGCCGCCATCGCCAAGAGGAGATACGGGATCGTTGTATGCAGCAGGACCCTGAGTGTTTCCAGAGAAGTTGGTGTCGGGCTCGTTGTAGAGTGCCTCAGCGCCCGCTCTGGTGTTGTAGTGGCTCTTCATTGCGAAGATAAGTCCAGTAGGACCAGTCATTGGTTGAACGCCACAGATGTCGTATGCTACGAGGTTGGGGGCAGCACGACGGATTAGGGAGATCATTACTGGATCGAAACCAGCAAGTCCACCAGTCTTAGTTGTAAGACCTGAACCGCCAAGTGCTTGTCCACCAGCTGCGCTGATAGCACCGACAGTGCTTGCCTCGTTAACCATACCACGCTCTTCGCGTAGTTGCCTTTCGGTATTTTCTAACAGAACAGCGGTAACAGCCTTTCTATAGTTGTCTTTGATTGCGCCAGCGCCCTCATGAGACAGAACAGGTGACCACTTTTCGGTTAGAGCTTGTGAATTAAACATTTGTTTGCTCTTGTTTGAAAAATTGGATAGTTATATCAGTTAGACCAGCGATTAAGTGCGCTGAGATATTGTGCCATTGCTGGCGTTACCTCTGCGTTATCACCTTCGACTGGGGTTTCATCAGCAACCTCACTTTGAGGTGCAGCTGCTTCCTTGAAGTAAGACTCCTTAATGGTTGCAACTTTCTTAGCGAATGTTTCTTCCGAAACAAACTCTAGACCCTCAGCAAGTGCTGCGAGTTTTTCTTTTTGAGTATCTGCAAGTCCTTCTGACACGGTGGACAGAACATTGAGTTTGGCAGACTCATTAAGACGATTTTGTAGTTTCACATTTGCTTTGACCTGTTCGTCAAGGCGCGTTTCCATCTCACGAATAGATTGAGCCATACCTTCTACAACATCGACTTTCTCGTCGGGAATAGAAATGTAGTGCTCTTCAAAGAGACCCTTGAGACCTGCAATGAAGTCTGAAGTGATCTCATTTCTGATTCCACGGTCAACAGCAACTTGGTTTTGCTCCATCCATTGACCAATGGCGTAGTTCACAGTACCGTTAACTTCTTCTGCCATTTCACTCTTAACTTCGGTGAAATGCTTGTCGAATTCAGCAGTAAAGTGTTCTACAAGTCTGTCATACTCTTCCGAGATTTTCGCTTTGACAGCAGCCTCAAAAATGGTCTTTGCTTTCTCAGCGAACTCTTCAGAGAGTTCTGTGCCCTCTACTAGAGCGGCAACGTCAGCGGAAACGTCAAGTTCCTCAAACGATGGTTTGATTGGATATGTAACCGCAGCACCAGTGCTAGTTGCATATGCAGCATCTGCTCCAACTGTAGGCATTGGATCTGTACCACCCTTAGCGCGTTGCTGAGGATCACCCGATACTTGTGAGATGGGTGCTGCCGCCTTAGCGCCAGGGTTTTCTTCGCCGTCATCGTCATCCTCGTTAGGAGCAGTCGATGTACCGCCAAGATCTGCAGCTGCAGATTGTCCAGGAGCAACGCCTGGTTGGACAGTAGGCATAGGATCCTTGCCGCCACCAGAACTAGTCTGAGCGTCAGAAACCTGGGAGGGATCACTACCAGTGCCAGGAATAACGTTAGCAGAAACAGATGGCATAGGGTCGCCCGCTTCCACAATCACCTTTTGCTCGGTAACGAACTCCTCAAACTTTTCATTTAACATATCTGACATTTGAGTTTACCTCGTAATTTTCCGTAAATAATTAATCTAAGTTTATTTATAAATCAAAGTTTTCCGAGGAAATCCTCAAACACCTTGAGGGTACGCTCTTCTAACTCATGACGCGGAGCGCCATTGATGTAACGTTGGTATTTATCAACTTTTGATTCCTTGAGAATACCGTTGTCCCATACCCATTCTTTACCTTCCATGATGCCATTAACAAATGCATCAGGTGCAGAAGGATCTGCTACAATATCAGCAGCAGTTGTAAGCATGAAGTCATCTGCAACAATGTTGACATCTTCACTCTTCTGAATACTTCCCATACCACGAGAAGAAACACCTAACTGCACACCTTCGCCAAGTAAAGACTTAGCGATGTTGCCCATTGGAGTATCTAGAATTTGTGCCTTGCCGATGAAGTTGTTTCCTTCAGCACGAAGATCTGTAATTCTGTGTGATACTCTATCAAGATTGATAGTAGGACCATCAGGATGCCCGAGTTCACCTAGAGCACGCTTTGATTTTACATACTCTTCGTTGTATCTTTGAACTTCACGTTCCAAGACACTAAAGGGGTACATGCGACCATTGCGGTTCTTTAGTTCTGACTGTAAAAATACTCCTTCAATATAAAGAAGTTTCTTTCCGTTTCTTTCCTCAGTGAGAATTTTAACGTTTTCAATCGTTTCCGTTATCAGTTTCATCGGGTTCTTCCGTTTCGGTAGGTTCGTCAAAGAAAGTGTTTGCAACAGTTTTTTTATACTCTGCCATAGCATCTGCTGCTTTAGAGAATAAAAGATCTTGGATTGCATCAATGGCAGAAGCTCTATCATTGTCGTTAATTTTATCGACAATATTTACTTCACCTTGGTACATATTATCATCAGAATTTTCTGTCATAATGAATGTTTCGGTATAATTTATTTAGTGTTTGACGAAGGTGAAGGCATTTTCTTTACTTTATCTACCTCTCTTTCGCTTGCAGAATCAGCAGCAAGTTCCTGTCTTTCCGCAGCATCATCTGCTTGGATACCAGAAATTTCTGGAGAAAATGCCGTGTTTTGTTGTGACATCGTATCAAGCATATTTGTTTGTGCTGGATCGATCGCTATTCCTGCGTTAATTTCTCTACGCATTTGCTTGTCAATTTCTTTAAATTCTGTTTCTTTCTGACCTAAGACTTGACGACGGATATATTCAACAGAGAAATACTTTCCAACAAAAGCATCCATTTGAGTTACTGTCATCATTCTTGAGTTCATCATTTCAATTTCTTTTAATTCATTGAAATGATTATCAAAGAGAAAATCATATTGGATGTGTTCTTTTAAATCTTCCCAATCTTCAGGAGCAATTATTCCCTTAAGAATGAGTTGCGTTTTAAGAATATCGTGGAAGAGTTCACCGAATCTTTTACGGAGACGACCAATGAATTTCGTGAACTTAAGTTCGTCACGGAGGACTTCAGTTGTCTTACCGAGATTGAATCCTTTATTATCGTCTGTGAGACGGGAAGGAGGAAGATTGAGAGAGTTATAAAGTTTCTTTTTAAAGTACTCAACGTCCTTAAGTTCTCCAAGGTTCTGTCCTCCAGGCAGCGTAGTAATTTCAGTACCACGTCCACCCTCTCTACGAGGCAACCAGAAATCCTCAAGCATACTCATATGCTTTTTGTCATCACGCATCTCGCCAGTNNTAGAATCGTAAACTAGTTTGTTACGATAACGTGCCATCACGTCACGAAGATATTGTTCCGCTTTTACTTTGGGTAGATTGCCCACATCAATGTAGAAAATTCTACGCTCTGGAGCACGAGACAATCTGTAGATAACAAGACTATCCTCAATCATTCTTAATTGATTGAGTGACTTAATTGCTTTATGTAAGAAACTCAACGTCATTCTTTTGTTGAGATCTTGTAATCCAGATGGACAATATGCAATAGAATCTACTGCCATCTTTACACCTTGGGACAATGACATGTCTCCAATCGGTCCCATTGTGCCACCTTTATAAAAACCTTTTGGGTTATATAAAAAGTAATCAACAAATGTTCCATATTCATACTCAAGCGCAGTCCCTTTAATTGCCTGACGCGCTAGAGAATCTTTTGGAGTATTGTCTATTTTTTGACGGATCTTCTTGATCTTCATTGGATCAATATAACGAAGTTCCGTAATTCCTTTCTTGGGGTTATCTAAATCGATAACTTTGTGATAAAATAACTTCCCATCAATATACCAACTACGAATAATTTCGTGTGCTCTATGATCAAAATTTAAAAGTCTTTTGAGATATTCAAACTCATCTCTAATTTTTTTCTTTACTCCAGAACCAACTTCTAAATTTGTTAAATCAATTTCAACGGGGGTATCATGTGCATCACTTACAACAAATTCATTTACAACTTCATCAATAGCACTATCCACTTCTGGATGTAATGCCATGTCACGATAACGACGGAGTAATTCAAACTCATTGCGAGCTTGATTATCCGTGTCCACATATGTTCCATAATATCCGCCAGCGGCAACCGCTATCGGATCATCAGCAGAAGGAGGGACAGGGGACTGACCCTTCTGACCCTCCTTACGATTAATTTGGAAGCCAAATAACTGACTCATGATTTAAAAATATAGTTGAGCGTTCAACTATTTATCACTTATTTACAGCAAGGTTTCCGCCCTCAACTTTCCAGTACTGTAACTGGAACTCAACAGTGAAATCTTCAATCTGATCATTCGCATCATACGAAAGATCGATTTGAGAAACACTAGTTGGGAAAGCACCATAAATGGTGTACTCTCTGATGATGCTGCTAGTCTCATCTCTTTCTAACTGTTTGACCTTAAGGTCAGCGGTATAACCAGCTGACTGATTGGGAACAAAGAGTTCAGAAAAGTTTCCTTCATGAGCATTAATTGCTTCTAACCAACGCTCCATATAACCACGGACTTTGAAGTCTCTATCGTTAATGAAAGTTACAGTCCAAGTATCGAAGGTACGGTCGCCTGCAATCTTGACAGTTCTTCCACGGAAAGGAACATCAATAACACCGATGCTGGATGCTGGAAGTGCAGCAGACTTGCAAAGCATGTCTACTAGTTCTTTATCTTCGCCAGTTGGGGAATCTGGGTGACCAGCAGGAAAGTTAATGTCAACCAAGAATAGATTTGGTTTTACACCCTGCTGAATCTTACCGAGAAACTGACTTACACTACTTGTGATCGCCATTTGAATTTACTCCTGTTTATTTTTGCGTTACGTTTAAATTATCNACCAACTACTTCACTGAAGGAAACTCCAGTCTTCGTTGCAGTAAAGGTAACTGTTACGTAGTTAATGGAGCGTGTTGGTTTAATATAGATTTCAGCAACAAACTCATTTCTGTCGATAACCCCTGGGGTATTATTAGANTCATCGCAAACTACGAGGTAGTCGGTAACACCTCTTCTTGCCTGAACTTCGTTCATGTAAGAATTGACTGCACTTGAGAACAGAGCACGAGTTGTCGTGTCGTTAAGTTCAAATAGAACTCCTTTTGCCAGAGTCTCAACTCTCTTCTCAATGTTGAGGAAGAGGCGACGGACGTTAATTCTGTCAAAAGCAGAAGGTGAAGATAGAGCAGTCTTATCACCGAATAGAACCGTTCCTGTTCCAGGAAGAGTAATAATTGGGTTGATTCTAACTTGATAAAGTTCGTCTCTATCTGCCTTGGTTGGGTTATATGCAAGTTTGATTGCATTTCTGATTGCACCTCTGTTTAGACCTGCTGGTGAGAACCAGTCGTCTAGAGCTGCAGAAGTTGCAACGCAAAGACCTGCAACATCAGCGTTGCAAGGTAACCAACGATACTTATCGTTGAAACGATCATAGAAATACTTATAACCACTGTCCAATACAGCGTAAGATGTAGACGCTAGTTGATTGAAGAAGTTAATCGTATTTACTTTCTGCTGTCCAGTTGTTAATGCAGTAGAAGTTCCAACTTGGTTGCCTTTGTGTGGTGATACAAATGCTACACAATCTTTTCTTCCTGCTGCAATAGCGATAACTTTCTGTGCTTTTGAAATACTATCAGTTTCGGTTCCCATTGATCCGCCCATGAGGACGAAGTTTACAGAACTAGTTTCAGTGTCACCAAATAGATCGTATCCAGCACCAACTTCACCAGAGGTGTAAGCATAATCGTCAACACCACCAGAAAGATCTACTTCTAGTGACATAGCGAGAAGATGCTTATCTCCACTGGATAGAGCGGATACTGCTTGATTCCATGCAACACCAGATCCAGTAGATGCTGGTTCTTGAGTTACAGTTGGAGCAGCACCATGGAAGATGTAAGACGACTCTCCGTTAATTACTTCTTTGAAGTAAATTGAACCACCTTCATCACTCTTTGCATCAGACAATTTGGAGAGATAAGTAAGTCTCTCGACAATTGTATTTGCAGCACCAGAGACATCTCCAGTGGTATCGATTACTGCAATGTGTACTTCGTCATAAGAAACTCCTCTAGATGCAGCGAATGCAGAAGTTCCAGGACGTGGAGCAATAGCACCAAGGGTTAAACCAGTGCTTCCAATAGTCGTGGATGTGTACCAATCAGCAACTGAAGAAACTGCTAGATCAGTAGCACCATCTTCAAATTCATCAGCAGTTGTGATTAGTCTGGCTGGGTCATCAAGGATAACCGTTAATTCAGCACCGCTAATAGCGACTAGTTCTGCGTTAGCAGTACCACCACCCGATAAGTTAAATACAACTGCATCACCAGCACTAGGTGNAGTAGTAGGTGCAGAAGCGAGGGTGATCACTTGATCAGCACCCCTATCTACAATGACGACCTTAAGTGAATTGCCGTGAGCTCCTGCAGATCTTGCTGCTAGAACTTTAGCGGATCCTACTCCAGATTCCCATGCAGTTTCATTGGCAATAAGTACGCCGCCACCATTAGCAGCATTTAGTACACCAGTTTCTGCACGAACTACAGCGAGTTTTCCGCCATAGTTTAAAAATTCTGAAGCAACCAACCAATCTTGTGCATTGGCATCAACTGGACGACCAAAATTTGCGATGAGCTCACGCTCTGATGCAATGGTGGTAATCTCCCCAATTGGACCTTTCGTAAAGGTGGAGGCAAAAGCAGCGGTTATTTCTTGTGCGCCGACAACGACGGCATTAGAAAGTTCGCGTTCCTTAAGGACTACACCAGGCGAGACTTGACTTGCCATGTTTTTCTCCTCTAGATATTTCCGAATTATCTAAATCTATTTAGATTTTCNTACTCTTCAAGGGTGGTGAACAATACATGAACTACCAATCTGGATATCCCCAATCTTGAAATGGATCTCTCTTTTTTCTAGATTCCATAACCCTTTTGACAGTACACTCTTTGCATTCGTATGCGTATGCTGATGGATGTCCTCTTTTAGTTTTTCTAGTTAGATAAAATTCTGATATTAAGTCTTTTCTTTCTCCACATGTTCTACATACTCTTTCCTTAAACAGTATATGTTCTAATGAAAATTGATCTCCTATGTCCATCAGTAGTTCCACATATATCCAACTTCTTCTTGCTTATCCCCATACGCCCATAGATCACCATCTGCATCCATAAAAGTGTCATCACCCATGCCGTCATCAACAAAACCAAATGGAGCCATGTC